GTGTGAGTGGAACTACTGCCGGAAACTCTATTCATGCTTCTGGAAATACAGTTAGTTCAGGAAGTATTAGCAGTGCTATCAATGGTGGTAGCAGTGTAGATTTTAGCTCTGGTAGTATCTCTAATTCTTTTGCTAACTCTTCTATGCAAACACAACAGGTTTTAAATAGCTCTGTTGATACTGGTAGTATGACTACAAACACTACTGACACAACTGTAAGCTCTGTTGAGTCTGGTCCAACTGTTAATACTTCTAATACTATTGCTTCTAATACAGGAGGAAATGGAACTAGTGAGACTAGTACTACAGATTCTATGTCAACCATGACAACAAGTTCAGAAGCGGATGCGATTGCAGAGAATGTTGTTGCTCAAAATTTAAAAGAACAACAGGAAGAACTAAAAGAACAACAAGAGTCTGGTGAGTATGGGGAAGAAGCTGGACTTGTAGCAGTTATGGGATTTAATCCTAATTTTGTAGGGTATTATGACCGCACTTTACCTGATAATAATTCTTGGTACGAGTCTAAAAATATATATACAACTGTTACATTAAATGATAATATACAAGGTTTCTATGCTATGGCAGGTAAAAGTTTAGATATCATAACTGAGTTAGTAAACTCTCAACCAATGTTAAGTGGAGGCAAATACAATGAATTGGTTTCAAACTAAAACAACACAATTAATAGCTTTAGTTTCTATCGTGGGAACTTTAGCAGGATTTGGATATACTGGAGCTACATATATTAATAGATTAGAAAATCTTGAAGCAAAGATAGGAAAGTTAGGAGCTACACAACAAGCTCAACAAGCTATCGAAGAAAGATTTGCTGGAATCGAAGCATCAGTAGATTACATTAATAAATCTTTAGAGGATAAAGATACAACAAAAGATATTGTTGAATTGAAAACTTCAATGGCAACAATTCAAACAGAGGTAAAATCTCTGGAGGGAAAGGTTCAAGAATTAGTTAATAGTTCAAAGAACCCATTAGCACAATAATTTATTTCACATATGGAGGTAAAACGTGAACCGAGAAGAATTATGCATTATATGCTTTTTCTTTTGGATAACAGTTTCGATGTTTGTCGCAGCTTTTAATATATTTTAAACTTATTATTTAGAGTTCATAACTCGAGCATTTAGACATGACTCAATATGATTATGAATCTCATCCATTTTTTGACTAGCTTCTCTTATTATAACCTTTAGAGTTTCATACTCTTCAAGGGTCATGAACTTCTGTAACTTTGTTATATCAACTTTGCTACGTTCAGTAATAAGATTACCACTCTTGTCATATAATAATCGGTAAGCTAATAATTGTGCTTCATTTCGTTTCGTCTTCATTGTTTAGTCCTGCAAAGGTCAATTGTCCATAATCGCCTCTAAGTCCTGCTTTCTGATATGAAGTAGCTCTGCCTTCAAAAAAGTTTTGATGCTCTACTCCTAATACATCATCTAACCAAGTCAGGGGATTATCCTTTTGCTTGTAATTTGGTTTTAGCCCTAACTGTAATAGTCTTCTGTCTGCAATATATTTATTGTAGGCATACATCTCCTCTTTGGTTAAACCTTCTAGATTACCCATTTCAAACACTAAGTCTAAAAACTTTTCCTCAAGTTTAACCATCTCTCTACATATTTGATAGATTTCTTTTTTAAAGTCATCTGTCCAAATATCTAAATTCTCTTTTATAAATTCTCTAAATAATTTAGTCATTGCTTCAACATGTAAGCTTTCATCTTTGATTGAGTAAGCTACTATCTGACACATACCTTTCATCTTACCAAACCTTTGAAAGTTCATCAGGATTGCAAAGCTACTAAATAATTGTAACCCCTCAGTAAATGCTGAATAGACTGCTAAAGTTTTAGCTATAGTTTTCTTATCAGATTTAAGAGGTTTAAAATTACCAACATAGTCATGCTTGTCTGCCATTTCTTCGTATTCAGCAAAAGCTTTATATTCTAGCTCTGGCATTCCTACTGTATCTAATAATAAACTGTAAGCATGTTGATGTATAGCCTCCATATTAGCAAACGAAGACATCATCATTCTTGCTTCTGGTTTTTTAAAGATAGGCATATATTTATCTATATATCCCCCGGCAACATCTACATCTGACTGAGTAAACAATCTAAAAATTTGTATTAATAAATTCTTTTCGTTTTCAGTTAATTTTTCATTCCAATCTTTAACATCAGTATGTAAAGGTACAGACATTGGATGCCAGTGCATTCTGTTCTGTAAGTCATAGTATTCAAACATCCATGCATAATCGAATGGCTTGTAATGTTCTCTCGTAGCTAGTAATGTCATTAAAACTTCTCCTCTAATATTTTTAATTTTTCATCTGCATTTACATATTGGTCCATAAGCTTATCCATTGATTCAACAACATTTGGATGTTCGGCAACTCCTACTTTGTTTTCAAAATATATTTGAAGGTTAGCTTTTGCTTCAGCTTTTTCTGCTTTGTATTTTGTTTCTAGAGCTTTATACAATAATGCTCCTGCGTATTTTGTCATGTTATCCCTCACAAGCTATACAGTCCACCTCATCTAATTTTATTCGGGGAACTTTAATGTTAACATTCTCTGCTGCTTTAGCTGCATCAGACCTAAAATAATAAAGTGATTTTAATTTGTTTGCACCATACCAATGAACATCGCTTACGTATTGTAAATACTCATTATGCTGTTCTTGATTCTGAGAAGAATCCGGTAAGATAAAAAATAAATTAACACTTTGACTTTGACAAACAAACTCTTGTCTTTTGTAGGCATGTTCAACTACCCAGACCTGATTGATTTCATCAGCAGTTTTAAATAATTCTTTTTCTTCTTTAGTAAATATTCTTATGTTCTGAATAGAACCTCTGTTATCACTAATCTGTTGCCAAAGTTTTTTTCTTTTGTTTACTTCTGGAACTTTTTTATTTATTAATTTTTCTAAATTTTTATTTTTAACTTTGTAGCTACCGGATAAAGTCTTGTGCGTATAGACGTTAGCACGGTATGGCTCAATACTAGGGGAAGTACCACCACATATAATACTGCTACTGGCATTAGGAGCAATAGCCAGAAGATGAGAGTTACGAAGACCACTGCCATGTACATCAGGAGCTTCACCACGTTCTTCAGCAAGTATTTTAGTGGCTTCGACAGCTTTTTCTTTAATGTGTTTGAAAGCTTTATAATTGAATCCTGTTGCAAAAATGCCTTCGAACGGTATTTGATTTGATTGTAAATAGGCATGAAAACCCATCGCACCCAATCCCACTGACCGTTCTCTGTAAGCCGAGTAAACAGCTTTTGTAAAGCCTTCTTTCCCTTCTTTAATATGTTTTTTAAATCTTTCATAGTTTGCATTGTATCCTCCTAGTGCATTCATGTTTACTGCATTCTCAATAAAATGCTCTAATACATTGTCAAGCATTCTAATTAAGTCTGAAATAAATTGTTTATCTTTGGACCAACTATCAAAATGCTCTAAGTTGACACTAGATAAACAACAAACAGCAGTTCTTTCTTCGTTGGTAGGTAAAGTAATCTCAGAACATAAATTACTTTGTTTAACTTCTAGTCCTAAATCTTTCTGTCCTTGCGGTAAAGCATCATTACAGTTATCTAAATTAATTATATATGGTTCACCTGTTTCAGCTCTCGCATCTAATATTTTAGACCACAACTCACGTGCTTTTATAATCTTTACTGCTTCTTTAGTCTTGGGGTCTATTAGTCGCCAATCATCATCTGTTTCTACAGCTTTTAAAAAAGCATTATTAATGTTTACTCCATTGTGTAAATTTAAACATTTTCTATTTACATCACCACCGGATTCTTTTCGCATGACCATAAACTCTTCAATCTCTGGATGACTGATATCAGTATAAGCAGCATAGCTACCACGTCTTGTTACTCCCTGATTGAATGCTAACATTTCTGAGTCAACAACTTTCATAAAAGGTATTGAACCAGTAGATTTACTACCACTACTAGTAGCAGTGCCATCACTCCTAACATCACCCCAATATCCACCAATGCCTCCTCCAGCACTAGCGAGTTTAGCATTCTCTTTGAAGTGGTCTGTTAATTCATCAATAGAATCTCCTACGTAGTTTAAAAAACAACTTATAGGAAGACCTCGTGTAGTACCACCGTTAGAAAGTATAGGAGTAGAAAACATAAACCATAAATCAGAGACATAATTATAAAGTCTTTGAGCCATTGGATAATCGGTTTCATCTTTATATGTACTAGCAAAAACTGCTGCTCGTGCAAATGCTTCTTGCGGTGAGGTTTCTTCTTGCCATAAGTATCTATCTCGTAATGTATCTAAACTAAATTTATCTAACTTTTTATCTTTGTCGTAATTAATTATAATCCCTAAGTAAGGAGTCTCCCCTTTCTGTTCTATCATATCAAGTCCTATCTAATATCTTTAACAATCTTTTTTCGTACCATTCAGCTTTTTGTAAATCCTCTACTCCATTCTTGTAACGGAATCGCCATCTGTATTTTAAAGAGTTACCTCTTAAATAACCGATAAACTCTTCTTCTGTTAACATAGCTTCTATTGCATCTATGCACTCTATGTCACCTTGATTATAATGTTCAGGATTATTTACTACGTCTGTCATTCTTTCCATTCCTCGGGTAAAGTAAGTTCATCAAACCATCTAAAATTATTTTTTTCTGCCCACTCAGCATGAGTTCTTTTAGTTTTATCTCTTCTTACTTTAGCTCCGGGCATAGGGGCAAAAGGTTTTTGAAAAAAGAAAACTAACTCAATGTGTTTGGGTAAAGCTTTTTTAATGTGTATATATTTACTATACTCAGCAAAATCCCAAAATCTGCCTTTTGCTTCTATTAGTATAACACGACCATCATCAAACTTGCGAACAAAATCTGGTTCATAAGTATGAGCAATAACATAATCAATATTTTCCCAATGATGTCTCCATTCAGGAAACAGTCGTTGATGAATATCGTATTCCCAATGACTATCGTAGCCTCTAGGAATGTGTAATTCTTTTTTAGGTCTACGTTTTCTTGGTCTTCTTCGAGGCATTGTCTACTGCTGAATTATAATTTTTACAAAGTTTCCAATACTCTAGAATATTATTAAACATTGCTAAGTGTTTGTAATGCGATTCTTTATCCCAAACATGGTAAAGAATAATGTTAGTATTTTTTCTATCTACAAAGATAGATATTCTTTCCACATCATCATAACCACAACCTTGAGCATATGCTGAAAGTTGCATACCATGTTCATCATAAACTAATTTAGCAGGGTCTTTATCTTCTAAATTATCTTTAGTTTTAAAGTCAATAAATATCCCTGATTTAGAATATAAATCTATCTTACCACCATACCCAGACTTAGCACAAAAAGAATCTTCTGCTATCCATTCTTCCCCGGGATAATTATCATCAAGCCAACTCTGAATACTTTTGTAAATTTTATTTTTAGATTTACCTAAGAATCCTTTTTCTATTTGAGCATGAATCTTCGTGCCTTCTTTAGCTGCATTGAGACTAATCTTTTTAGAATCTAATTTACATCTGTAGGTAAAAGATTCTAATGATTCATCTTCGTATCTCTCTAATGATAAAGCTGAATTTAAAGCTTGATTTATTTTCCAGTTTTCTAAAGATGGTTTAGCTATCATACCTATGATAGTAGTAACGGAAGGTACAAGACCTAAAGTTTTTGCATCTCGTAAAGTGGTATTACGTTCTCTCCCATTTGCACCAATGATAGTGTACATTGGTTCTCCGTCTTGAGTATACCAGTGACCGGATTCAGACGTGAACTTATTATAATTGTCTATGGGTTTTTTGTCAAGTAATTCTTCATCTTTATTTGTCATCATCTTCTAACTCCTTGAATGCTTTAATAACATCGCTTGAAAATAACTTCGGCAGATTAACTAAAAACATTTTACTAGCTTTATGGTCGCCACCGCTTACAGTTTTAAAAGTATCTAGTTTATCTACAATTTTTTTAAGTACATCAGTTTTAAAAACTAAAGTACAGTATTCTTCATCCCCGATACAAAGATTATGAAACCAATAATCTGCTTCAGTGGCATTAATACCAGAAGGCTTACCCCACGATTCATATTCAATACAAATGTTATTAGTTCCTGCCCATGTATCTCTTTCAGATTTAACTTCAATCTTTTTATTCGTTAACATTTCTGCGATTCTATCCTCTCTAATTGACCCATATTTTAAATCTAAGTCAAATTTCTTTCTGTCTTTCTTAGTGGGTTTCACTCCAGTTTTCTCCTACTTTGTATTCTCCTGTCAAAGGACAACGTAAGTTAAAATGCTTACCAGCTTTTTCAATAGCTTCTACTCCAGTAAGACCTGTAAATTCAACGATACTTTCTTTAACTTGCATCTGCCATTCGTCATGAATGTTAGCAACAAATTTAGCATCTAATGTATTTAATTGTATATGAGTATGCAAAATGCACATAGCTTTTTTCATAACTATTGCTCCACCACCTTGTAGTAAAGTATTCAAAGCAGCATGTTCGCTTCTCACAAAAATCTTTCTCCCGTCTAAACCTTTTAAGAATCCTCGCCTAGACGCTTCTCGAACTCTGTTCGTAAGAGTCTCAAGTGATGGCAAGTTGGTAAGAAAACGTTTTCTAAGTCGCTTACCATCTTCTCTGTTTCCTCCAACCACTTTTCCAAGTTTCTCATCTCCTGCTCCGTAGATGAGGGCATAGATAAAAGTTTTCGCCTTATCTCTTGATTCAAGTCCTGCAAGTTCCTGATTTGTCGTGTGTATGTCTCCATTAATTACCTCGTCAATATATAATTCATCATTCATATAATGAGCTAGTATTCTGAGTTCTAAGCCACTAGCATCAATACCCAAAAGTTTGTATCCAGTAGGTACAATCCAACAAGCTCTACATTCTTCTCCATAAGGAGTATGGATACTGGGAACTTGAGCTAGATTAGGATTTCTGTGAGTCATGCGACCAGTTATAGTACCATTTGGTATTACTTTACCATGCACTCGTTCACCTTCTAATTCATCTATCCAAGAAGAAATTTGTGCAATACGTTTCTGTAATAATAAAAACTCGGCAATGAGCCGAGCTTCGTGTATGTGAGTTATCTTTTTAAGTGTACCCTCATCCACTATTGGCTGACCTGTCGGAGTAAATCGTTCCGGTTTCCAACCAAAGTCCATTAAATATTCCCCGATTTGTTTTCGAGAACCTAAATTAAATTCTTGTAACTCTTGTCGCATAAATGGTTTTATGTCTTGAGTTTCTTGTAACCGTTCATACTCTTCTGAAGTTAGTCCTGACTTAGATAATGTTCCATCTTTCTTTAACTTCGGAGTTACTTCTTTAACATCAACAAGTTTAGGTTTAAATGTTCTTTGTACTTCATCTTCTACTTCAGTCATTCTAGCTTTTAATTTTGCTAACAGCTTCATAGCTCTTTCAACATCAAATAAAAACCCAGTCTGTTCTTGCTCAATCATTATCCTAGCAACTTCAGTTTCTAATTCTAAACTTGCCGGGTCAAAGTTCTTACCTTCATCTAATAAAGCAAAGTAAACTTTTTCATTTAGTAAAACATCTTGAACACAATACTCTAACATCTCTGGAGTATATTCATCGAAGTCATTAGGTTGTTCTTGCTTGTAAAACTTAACTCGATATCCCCAAGTTTTTAAGCTATGTCCATTTTCTCTGACTGGTTGATATAATCTTGACATAACTAATGTATCAAGAACATCACACTTAAAAGTAGCCCCATGAAGTTTTTCTAAGACTGGCATATCATAACCTAAAATATTGTGACCAATTAAAACATCAGCCTCCTCTAATAATTTAATCCCATCTCTTAATTCATCAGGACCAAACTTATAGATTTCTTGTTTATCAATATCCTTGGCTACAATACACCAGACTTTACTAGGGGTTAAACCATCTGCTTCAATATCAAAAATCAAGTTCTTCATTTTCAAATGTCTCGTCATTACTTACTTCAAATAATCTACCAGTTTCAGGATTGTATTGTAAAGAACAAGCTAATCCAGTATCACCAGTATATCTTGACTTTAATACTCTAACCTTAGTCGTGTTAGCCTCTGCCGGGTCAGTTGCCTGTTGATTTCTTTCCAATGCTATTACGCAGTCAGAAAGCTGTGCTATGCCCTGCGAACCTTTAAGATGACTCAGGGAGACAGTTACACCTTTTTCGTGCCCCCTGTCGCCTGTAGCACGTCTTAAATGGGATACTAAGATGAGTCCTACATTCGTTTCTTCAACAAGACTACGAAGTCGGTTCATCAATGTATCTATTCCACGTCTTTCATCGCCTTCGGTTAGGACATTAACAAGCATATGTAAGTGGTCAACCACGACCCATTTACACTCGCAACCTATAATCATATAGCGAAGCTTTGCAAATATCTCATCAATGTCCGTAGCACCGAGGTGTGAATGAATAAATACTCTATTCTTTTCAATGACCTTATCAAATAAGGCATTTAAATCTTCGTCAGTATAGCTTTCTCGTTTCTCATTTAAATATAATCTATCATTTGCTTCGATAGATATGAGTCCATCAGCAGTACGTAACCAGTTTTCTTCAAGAGCAATGATACCAACATTATCTTTGGTTGTCTTGATAAGCCAATGCTCTAGCTCTCTAGTCACAGAAGACTTACCAAGACCCGTACCACCGGTTAAAGTTACTAATTCTCCTTGTCTTAATCCATATAGTTTTTTGTTTAAACCTTCCCAAGGGTAAGCAATACTTTCTTTTACCTCTCTGTTTAACCAGTTATCTTTTTGACTAGATAACTCCATGATTCCAGATGGAGTATATGTCTTAGCTTCCCACCATGCTTTAGTAAATCCTTGGAATTGTTTTTGACTAAGCATATCGTTAGCATCTTTGTAACCATTAGGGAAAGACATGATTCTTACCTTCCCGGGTTTTAATATTCTAGCTACCTGTCGGGCTGCTTCTCGCCCTGCTTTGTCATTATCAAAACACAGAACTATATTTTCAAATGATTCAACAAACTCTATGCTTTCTCTAATATCTTTTACTGCACCTGATGCTCCACGTTTCAATGAGACTACTGCCCACTTACCTTGAAACAATTCATCAACTGCCATCGCATCACATTCACCTTCGGTTATGGTTAAATACTTACCACCGGTATTGCGATATAGTTGCTCTCCAAATAACCCAGTACCTTCAAATGTACCTTTGGTCATAAAATTCTTATCAGCTACAAACCTTGTTTTAGTTATTGCTATCTCATTACCATTGAAGTATGGATAAATGTGTTGAGTGATACCACCTTTTGCATCCTTGACTATCCTAACTCCAAACTTTTTAGCAGTGCTTTCGCTTATGCCCCTGTCGGTTAGTTCGCCAAAGATTCCAGTATAAGAATCTAAAAATGTATTTGTTGCTTTTGGTGTTGTTTCCACAATCTTGCCCTCACTTGCAGTTTCATAATCGGTAAAAAAAGTAGAGCAACTGAAACAATAAGCTGACTTATCAGCATTCATTGAAACAGCATCAGAGCTACCACATTTCGGACAGGGCAACCTGTGCTTTACAAATTTACTTTTTTCGTATTGCATTCTATCTCCAATAAGAAAGCTAGGCTAGGGATAAATTAAGAGGTATAAAAAACCTAACCTAGCTTAATGTTATGTCATGAATCAGATTCTTCTGCAACCTCTACTTCATCAATTGTTTTAGTCTCTGATTCTACCTCAGTCGTACCAGACTTTTCTTCGTTGATTATTTGCACAATCCTATCTGAAAAGAAATTAATAGCTGCTTGAGTTTCCTCAAGGTCTAAAGTCTGATTTACTTTTTTCTGATTAAGTCGTTGTAATCTACCGAATACTCCTTGTCCTGCTTCGGGCAAGTCTTCGACATTTATATCAACTCCATCAATCGTAACGTATGGCTTTGGTTCTACTTGTTCCATTAGAACTCCTCGCCATCTTGTAATAGCTCATCGCCATCAGCACCTTTGTACTCAACAAGGTCAGTCACTTGTACTGCTTGTAAGTCAAGCCCTATATAAGGACCAAACTTTCCCTCGCCACTATACTCATTGTACTGAACTCTAACTTTAGAGCCATTACCAACAGCAACATTTATTTCTTGCTTGTCCTTATCAAGAAGTCTAGGAGCAGACCTAACCATTCCGTTAGGACCATTCACTTTTCTTTTGATAACTAAAGCAGGACCTTCATCATGTTGCTTTACTTTATGACCCCTAGATGCAAAGTCATTCGCAATGCTTTCCTCGACAATTAAGTCAAGTGTATACACTGGTTCAAACCTAGTATTAGGAGTTGTGATACTCGCCCACTTGGCGACACCATTTAATATAGCCATAGTTTTACCTCCACTTAGCTTTATTATTATTAAAAAATCTAGTGACAGTTTTTGAGCCAACTACTGTCGGAGTTCTAACCACAGAAGCAGTTAAACCAAACCATTCTAATTGGAGATAGAGGGCTTGTTGGGTCTGATTACTCATGTTCATTCCTAACATTATAGCATAAATAATTTTCATTATCTACCTTGTCCTCTATATTTTTTATAACTACGTTTGCGATGTTTATTCATATGTTTCATAGAAACTTTTATTCTTCTGCCTCTTCCACCTGTACCTTGTGAGGTACTTTTTTTAGTGGGGTTTATTGATATTACTGTCTTCTTGACTGCCATTTATTAGTGTCTCATATATTAATTGTTCATTATCTATTTTACTTCGCATTTGACGAAGCAATTTTATATCACCCATGAATGGATAATGCTTACCTGTATCTATCTGAGTTAAATTTACAATGTCTTGTACTGCTGTCATGCCTATTAAATTATCAATAGCCTCAACCACAGTAAAGGCAAAAGTTTTTATAGTCTCAACTTCGTTCTCTATAATTACTTCACATTCATATTCATGCATTTATTTTTTCCTGTAACTGTTTGTAGGTTTTTATGTCTGGATATTTCTTTAGTTTTTTTAATATCCACTTGTCAGACATATGAACTAAAGTAATTCCTTTAATAGTTTTCATATGTTTTTCGTCAGGTAATAAGTCATCAACTGTCTCAATAGAAACTTTTTTAGCTTCCTCTTCTGGTAATAAACTCCTCAACCATTCAACCTGAATTGGTTTAATTCTTTTTTTTAGTTCTCGAACTTTCCGTTGGTTCAATTTTAATTACTCCTTCTTCTAATAAATCTTGCACAAACTTTTTTGAATTACCTATCAGTACAGATTTAACTTCCTCAACACTTTCTGCATCAACTGGCATAGCTGATAAGTGTCCAATGTAAATATTAAATTTCATTTTCTTATTTTATATATTCCTGAAAGTCTTTCTCTTTTAGAATGTTCTTTTTCTATTATTTCATTATACAGTTTTTTCTGTATTATTTTATATTCGTTAGTGTCAGAAACATTTAACAGTTTAACATTTTCTAGTTTAGGTTTCCAAGTTTTCCAGAATATTTTTTTTAATGGTCTAACATTCCATTGCCATTCTATATTTCTACCTTCATAGTCATAGCCAAAAATAGGATTATGCTTAAACACTATCTGCCTCTATCATACATTTATGTTGCAATGACATTGCTTCAATGTCTTTAGAAGACATAGCAGTATCACAATGAGTTGATAAAAAAGCAATGATTAAATTAGAAATAGTATTTTCATCATAATGTTCCCAAACATAATCACAACAATCAGCTTCTAAATCTGGTCGAGTTGGTAACTGCCATAGCTGTGCTACCTCTTCGCCTATGTACTCCATTATTAATTCATTATTTTGATTGCTCATCATTACCTCCTAGCATTTCCTCAAAAGTATAATCAGAATGATTGGTCACAAAAAATTTATCGCCATGATAAAACACTTCATGCCCCCATTTGTTAGTATAAAATTCTTCATAATGATTATCAATAAAGTCATTAAACTTTTTGTATTCTTCTTTAGTTAGAATTTTAGTATTGTCTTCATAAAAATTAAACATTGCCATTTGTTATTCCTCTACTAATGCTTCAAAAAGAATATCAGCTTTTT